TCGATCGACAGATGGTAAAACCCGGCAGCACGAAGGCCACGTTGAAGATCAGCAACAGATAGACCACGCATGCCGCGACGCAGCACGGTGTCACCCGGCTGGAAGGCGATAGCGTCGGCGCTAATCTCCGCAACAATGTCCTTGGCCTTGGCAAGATATACTGCGCGGTCGCTCAAGCCGTTTGTGCCACCGTTGATGCGTTTGGTGATAGCGACAAGATCATCGCGGTCGGCGAGGTCATTTAGGTTGCGGGTGGACCAGAAATAGAAGACGGCCCATGCAGCCCATGGCCACGTCGCCACCAGTTCGGGCTTCAGCTCGAAGTTGGGCGCATCAGAGTGGTACTGCCGCATCCACGTTGCGAAGGCGCGATAATTGGCGCGGCCGGTCAACTGGATCGGGCCACGGCCCTTGAAGCGTTTGCCGTCACCGGGCTGTGTATTGCCGAGATCGGCGCGACCTTCATATGCGGCTCCGCTGGCGTATTCTTCCATCGCGCAGAAGCCGTCGCTCTCGTGGGCGAGCTGAGCAAGGAAATGAACGATGCGAAGTGCAGTCGTCACCTGAAACCGCTTCAGCAGTTCCGGCAGCAAAGGTCCAAACGATGAAATGATGGATTGTTGCTGTGCGATCTTTTTGACCGCGACCCGCGGAGCGAGCGCGGCCAGCACCGTGTGATTGATCTGGGATGCAAGGTCGGTCACATCACGCCCTCCGCGAAACTGTCTCTTTGGCTGTTGCCGGCCCTGATTGGCCGGTTCAAGGACAGTTTTACGCGGGCACGCGATTGCTAATCATGCCGTAGAAGGAAGGCACGACCCGTATCTATTCTGATGGAAACATTTCGATCTGACGGTCGTCAGTCTTTTTTGTACGGTATTTAACCGGTGAGCGTTGGAATAGCTTCTCAACACCGTTTTCTGTGATGCCCAACTTACGGGCAATCTGTGCATTCGACAAGCCATCGTCGTCACGATAGCGGCGCGCGCGAAGATCGCGCACTAATGGAACGCTTATGTAGTCACCGCCATAGCGGCGTGAGAGCTTGTTTGCAATATCGATCCCGACGGTATCGATCAGCTGCGAACGATCAATATTCGACGGCACGTAAAGGCGAATACCTGCATGCTCCTCGGCAAGGCGGATCAGACCATCCTCACCAAGCAGACCGAGCAGCTCTCCCACAAGACGATGATCCTTCAATGCTGCCTCCCGATCTCCGCAGAAAGCGCAAGTTGCTGCGCGGTAACGAAACGCAGGCGGGCCTCCAGCTCGACACGCTTATGGCAGTGCGGCCGGAGCGCGTGGATACGTTGACGCAAGATATTGCGCTCAGTCTGGAGCCGCTCGATCTCTGCCAATTCCGGCGCGATGAACAGAGGCAGATTAACCAGAGGCGCGGATTGCTGAACCATCATCATGCCCTCACCATTGCCAAAACGCGGAAGGCGCGCTTTATTGGAGGAAATTTCAGGGGGTTGATATGAGACTGGTATTGGCTGGACTGTTGATAGGCACCTGCTGCGTGGCTGCTCATGCTTCCGATAAGGGATTTGAGGAACAGGCTGCAGATCAGGTCGCATTGATGGTTGCGAAAGATTTGTGTTCGCTTCAATACGATGAACATGCGGTGGCCCAGTTCGTTGCCGCTACTGTGCCGGTCTCGCGCATGGAGGAATTTTCTCGCACGATGGCCGGACTGTATCTTACCATTCGCCCGAGACTGGAAGGCGGTTCTGCAGAGCAATTGTCGACCTACTGCAAAAACACCAAGGCTTACGCCGAATACAATGGCTTCACCAAATAGCCGCGCCATCCGCCCGAATTTGTTCTGGCGAATTGATATCGTTGCTGATGTGGCGCGGACCGTGAAAATCATGGCCGCGCCGCTTTTCTGATCTCTGCGCCAAGCGCGTTCATCACCGGCTGCCAGTTCTGCGGCTTCAGCTCTTCAAAATCGAACTGTTCATCGAGACCAAGCACCGCCCGAACGTATCGGGTGAAGCTGCCCGGCTCTGGCAGTCTGCCTTGCTGCGAAAGCACACTCCATTGTGCAGCCGCAACTTTCGCGCCATCCGCACGCCTCCAGTCCTGCATGAACATATCTTCCTGCCAGACTGGACCGACTTCGCGTTCGATCCACTTCTTGATGCTCTCTATCGCTATGCGCGCGTCGGCCCAATCATGAACAAAACGAACATGATCGATTTTCGTCTGGCGCTTCACGAAGGCCAGCAGGGCTTCATCAGCGGGATTGTCGAAAACACCAAGGTTCCAACCAGCAATCCAGAGAGCCTGAAGCTTACCGGCGAACTTGCCTTCAAGGCGCTTTCGAGACCCTTTTGAAGCGGGCTTGAAACCTTGGCGACGAAACTCATCGATCAGCTTCAGGCGCTCGCCTTCGGTCATTGCCGCAGACGAATGCTTGCCGGTGATGCGAATGCAGATCGCGCGATAGGTATCGTCGTCAAGATCAAGTTGCTTCTTCGCGACGTGTATGGCGGCGGTGGATTTCATATCAATCCTCCCTCGGCGCGATTGGAACTGGTCCGGACCCGAACGGATTGAAGGTGTCAGCTTCCCGAATATGCTCTACGGCTTTCGACGGGTCCGCACTTCTCCAGTCCGGCCACCGGCGAATGAAGTTGCATGCCTGTTTCGCGATGATGATCTTGATGATCTGTTCGGGCGACAAATCGAGCCGCGCCATGCCGTTGAGTGCCAACAGGACAATGTCAGCCCATTCCTTCGGATCAGTTGGATTGGTCTCGATCTCGATCAGTTCCTTTCGGATATGATCGATTGTGCCTTCTGTGCGCCGTCCAGGGCCGAACGTGGCAAAATTCCAGCTGATGAACTCTTCTAACCAGACGGCATTTATGATGGGTGTAGTCATGCCACACCTGCCTTCGTCGGACGCACAAAGACCCGGCGATGATGATGCTCACAGAAGCTGGAACCGATCTTCACCGGATGGCCGCAAAACAGATGCTGTTCGCCCTTGGCTGCGTTGTTAACCGCGAACCGGCATTGGCGAAGGTTTAGGTCAGCTAACGGCAGGCCGAGCGGATCGATCGGCGTTTCGATCTCGGCGACGTCCTCGCAAATGAACACGGGCTCCGCCTCAGCAACCGGCACGACCACTGGTGCGGATTGTACGTACCGAGCTGGAGACCGAGCCGCTGTTTTCATGCGGCCTGACTTGTAAGGTGACGATTCCGCCTTCGGCTTTCGTGCGCCGCCTACACCGGCCCGAAGCCCGATCTCACTCAGCATCTTGTCGCGGTGAATGACGCTGATGATCGAGTTCCGGCTGATACCGAGGCGCTTGCTCATCTGCCCTGCTGAGAGACCTTCACGGAGCAGCTCGGCGACGACCTGTTTGCGATCATCTGTCCATGTCTTTTGAGAATGGTTGCTCATTTCAGAATTACCTTTCGGCGAAACAATGCTGTCACAGCGGCATGGAGCGGCATCAAGAAGCGTGAGAAATTGAATCGGGCTGGTTTCGGTGCGGGCCGCTCAGCGGTGTGAGGATGAGCGTATCTATCAACCATGTTTCGGCAGAAGGTCGGTCCGTCGATGCCTTCCGGCACAGCATAGAAATCCGTGCCGGAGGGACTGAACACCACGCAAACGCCCGACAGCAGAATGCCCGATACACGACCTTGTTGATGACGGGTGCGGGAAATCTGGTTGGTGGTCATGTTGCACCACCAATCGCTAACGGTTTTTCCGATTCACTTACACCACGGGCAAGATTGACATTATTGCCCGCATCCCATCCGTTCCAAATGGCATCGCTGTATCGTGTCTGGTGTTTTTTATGCGCGATGCTACTCGCAGACGGATATCGCTCTGCCAAGGCACCATGTGCCGCCTCGCGGGCATCATCACAAACGGACGGAGCAAATATCTCGAGCAACCGCTCTCGCAAACGCCAGACCAAACCGACTGTGAAATCGGCAACTGCTTGCCGTTTTGTCGAAAGCGAGCGGCGGCGGCGATAGAATGTCGAACTTTTGAACTTCTTCACCTCATGAGCAATCGCACGGTTCAACACGACCAATAGATAGGTGGCAATCTGCGGTCCCGGCTCGCGGCCGACGAAAGTTACTTCTGTCTTCGGCGGCACAACAAAGGTCACGATAACGGAGGCGGTGTTCGTACAATGAGCGACGACGGGCCATAGGTCCGCTGCCGGATTTCTACCTTTCGTCTTGCTGGAAACGGCCTGCTCGCAAAACTCGATATCCTGCTCGGATAGACCATATTCCTTCATCAGCTCTGCAGCCTTAGCGGCGGCGGCAAGCGCCTCCGCCTCGGTGCAGCCGCGTTCCGTTGTCATCTGGCGAAGTGCGGCAATGCGCTTGGCAAGGGTTTCCCTGTACATGCTGCGCCTCACGCCTTGGCGATGTCTACGGTGACAGCAGTCCACTCATCCTGAACGGAAGCGCGCTCATAGAACCGGACGTACTGTTTCGAATATTGAACGTCGATGGCGTCTTCGATGGCGCGCATGGCATCCTTCCAACGCTGATCGGATATATCGAGCTTGGTCAGCTTCTTGATTTCCTTCAGGTTGATCTTGCCTTCCTTGTCGGTGTCGAAGGCACGGGTGATGATGGCGCGGATTTCCGCACGCGCGCCGTCCGTCCATTCGTTCAGGCACTCATCAATGAGGCTTTTAGCAACCTGAAGTTCGGGACCTGCAACCTCGAAATCGTTGATGCTAACCTTGACCATCTTCAGGCCATCAATGGTCTGATAGGTCCGGTTTCCCTTCACGCCGCCTGGGCGGGCATTGTATTCCTGCTCCAGAACTTCATCCAGGCTGTCGAGGTCGGTCATGCTGTGCTTGCGGAACCGGCTGATTTGCGCTGAGATATCCTTCGCGTAACCCATCACCTTGCGGACGGTCTCGTCACGAAGCTTGTCGGCGGGCTTCACCAGTTCGAGTGGTACGAGTGCTCCCTTGGCATTAGCCATATAGGGTTTGCCGTTCACCATGGTGACGCCCTGTTCTGGCTGTTCTTCCAAGATGCAGGCTGCAAGTGCTTCGGTCATTGTCGTTTCCTTTTGTCCAGGTGGATCAGGCGCGGTCGGCGCGTAACGTGAAATCAGGTTTGAAGAGGACGATGTTGGAATCTGGCCGGAAGAGTTCGTCCAGGAGGGCCTGCCGCGTTTTGTCATCGGTGCGGCCCATGCCGTTCCAGCGATGTCGGCTGATTTCATGCTCGCGGTTCATTGCGAGCGCGGCGCAGCCATAAAGAGTGGCGGTAACAGCACGAACATCAGCCGGAGTGAGGAACACACCCTGATTTTCGTAGCGGAGGAACTCGCGACGCCATGCGAAAAGGGTGTCGCTCAGTTCGTAAAGATCGGCATCCATGGTTATGCTCCTTCCTTCAAAAGGCTGTGTGGGCATCCACTCCGGCATGCCTGAAACATGCGGATGCGATGGGCGTTGGTTGTTGCGAATGGCTTGCGCTGCCAGAGCACACAGGTGTTGCGTGGCAGGTCGCCGAGGACCGGGCAGTCAACGGTCTCAGCCATCAAGGCTCCGCGAACAGCTTGTTCAACCCGGCCGATATCGCCGTTCTGATAGCTGTTGGAGAGAACCTGGCTGACGGCGGAAGCTGAATAGCCTACCTTGCGGGAAATCGCAGACTGGCTTTCATGGTCACAGGCTTCCGCTAGAATGACGATCCAGTCGGGAATGACATTTCCCCAGGCGGTGCGCGCCTTGTCGATGTTGGAGAGCTTTGCGGTGATCATGGTTGCACCTCTTCGGTGACAACAGGCCCGACGATCTCATGACGGTTCTGATCGAAGACGCCCTTGGCGCGCAGGATAATCGGCGGCAGCGGTCCCGTGTTCATGTCAGGCGAAAGCCGATAGATACCGAGATTGCCGGATTTTCCTTTCTGCATCTCAATCAGGTAGCCAGCCTTGGCCAGAAACTTGATGTAGGATTTCGCAGCCTCGATGCCGATGCGTGTTTCATCGGTCGAAGCCCAGATGGAAATATCCTGCGCGGTGAAACCTTGTGCACCTGCGCTCATGCGCATGTGGTTCCACATAGCCTTCTGTTTGCTGACGCCTTCGATCACAGTGCCGTCGCGACGTACCTTCGGTGTCATCGACTGGCGGATGGCGACTTTGTATGTCTCGGCATCCCGGTCAGAAGCAACTGACTCGATAAAGCCCGCCTTCACCAGACGCCGCATGAAGTCGTTGATATCCGATTGTGTCGCGTCCGAACGATTGAACACGTCGCGAGCGGTAAAGGTCCGTTCGGCTACTGCGTAGTCCATCATGACCGTCCAGTAGTGATCGAAGCCACGCTTGGGGCTTTTGCCTTTAACGGCGGTAACCTTGAGAACGATGCCCATCAAGCGGCCCTCCGGTTGCGGGAGGGAACCGCGCCGGTGCAGAAATAACCCGCACCATGCTCCTGATACTGTGCGAGGCCGATTTCCTTCAGGCCAAGTTCGTCGGCGGTGTTGGCGATGGAATGAAGGGTGTTGCAGATGCGGCGGACGCGACCGTCACCTTCCATGCGCGCCTGATCGAGAAGATCATCCCTGACATCAATGTGACGGCAGAACGTCCGGGCAAGTGTGCGCGTGTCGTCCAGATCGCAAGGCTGCGCATACCCCCATTCCAGCACGAGATCGCGGAACCGATCGACACGCTCCAGCTTTTTCGGAAACAGCTCTTCACCGATCAGCAGCACCGGAACGTTGCTTTTCTTGGCGATCATGCGCACCAGTTCGATCATGTTCCGATCGACCAGTTTGTCGGATTCATCAATGATGAGCGGACGCTTCGGATCACGCGCCAGAATGCCGATGATGTCGTCTTCCAGATCAGAAAGCGTACCCCGTGCATCCGGATGGCCAAGCTCCGACAAGATGGCGGTGAGCAGCTTCTTTTTGGTCCAGGTGTCGGAAACCTCGACATAGGCCGCAGCCGTCTTGTTCATGGCATAGAGCGCGGCGACGCTCTTGCCATACCCGGAGAACCCGGCGAAGACGCCAAGGTTGGGCTGCAACGGATGACGATTTTGCAGCGAGTGGACCAGAGTGAGGCATGCCGCCACATTCTTGATCGGCGCTGTATCGCCTCCATTGACAAATTGTTCGCTACCAGTCATTTTTTAACCTCGTCATTTGGGAAGTGCTTCTCGAAACCCCGCGCCAACGGGGTTTTGTTTTTTTAGCGAGCGATCTTCAGCGCCTGCTCCAGTCCAAAATCCTTTGCTGTGTCTTTGATGGTTCGGTATGCCGCCGTGGCCTGAAAGCGGACGAGCTGCGCTGCAGTGTCTGCATCCAGTTCGACGCCAGCGGCGATCTTGGTTTCGAGGTCCATCGCCCATTTGAAGCGGCGCGCATTGGCGCTTAGGCCCGCATCTGGATCGAGATGGACAACCTTCGTTGCCTTGCGCTCCTCGGCCTCGCGAACGATAGCTTCATGCAGTTCTGCAGCTTTTTCGTTGAGCGGCTTGGGCTGGATGCCAGCCTGCGGAAGTGTGGCGGCATCGATGGCGGCGACGATGGCTGGTGTGGTGTGCTGCTCTTCGCGCTTCGGCAACTGGATGACGTTGGCGGTCTGGCCAGCTTTTTCAGCTGCTTTGCGCTTGGCAAGGCGAAGGGTGCGTTCGATACCGGATGGACCCTTTTTCAGTTCCCGGATATCGGCCTTGATCTCGCGTTCGCGCTGGCGAACGATATCGGCGGCAATGTCCTTCTGCGCCTTGACGTATTCCTGCGGATTGACGCCCGCCAGCTCTGGGCAGATCGCCACGTCGAGGAACTCACCGCCTTCAGCGGAGAATACATACATCTTGCCCATATCGAGCGGATCGCGGCGGCAGAACACTTCCGTACCAACCATGATCGTGCCGGAAACGTAATGCAGGCCGTTGTCCTTGATGCCCTGTTTGGTCATCTTGCGCTGGCCGTTCTTACCGGCAACCGGCATCAGCAGGGTATCGAGCGCACGTTCGTCGATGCGGCGGATCGGCGTGGTGGAAGCCTGGGCGACTTCGTTCGGTGTGCGTCCCTTCAAGCCGCTATGCGCGCTTTCATGGTAGACGAACTCAAGCCAATCATCGATATGCTGCTGAAGCTGCGCGGCAGTGAGAGAGACTTCGAACAGTTCGTGTTCATCAGCACCAAGGCGCTGTGCGAAGCTCTTTCGGCCTTCGATTGCCTTACGATCGGCGACAGAGTGCCCGATGTAACCCGGCAGTTGCGGGCAGACATTATGCTGAAACGTCTTGATGACGCGTTCGACATGACCTTTCTGCTCGGGGCTGTAGGCGTCCGAAATGTCGGCGGTAATGTCGAGATTGTCGAAGAGACGCTTGGTCGCGATGGCTACGAAATCGGAGCCATTGTCCGTCTTGATAACGGTTGCGGCACCCATCTGCAGAATGGCTTTGCGGATCAGCAGGGCAACAGCCGATGCACGCGGCGTCTTCGAAAGCGTTATAACCAGACGGCGGGTCGCTATATCAATGCAGGCATACATCGAATAGCGCCCATCCACACATAGGGCGTCAACGGGCGATGCGTCGATCATCCAGAGCGCGTTCGGTTCATCAATATGCCGATAGGTGCCGGTGCCGGAAAGCTTCATGGTGGAGCGGAACTTGTCCGGGTCCGTGATCTTGGTGAGGACGAGCTTCTCCTCGGCCTTAAGCGCAGCGATGAAGTGTCGAAACGTACGCACAGGAGGCAACGGCTTCATTTCGCCATTGCGATCGGTCAATTCCGAACCAAAATGGTCCTCGCAATAGCCACGGATGATATCAGCTGACAAATGCGGGTTGGCCGCGATCCAGGCGAGAACAAAGGAACGGACATCGCCGTTGTTGGCGGTTTCCAGCAATCCCTTGCCCTTGCGGGCTTCGGAGCGGTCTACGGCAAGCGCATCTTTCGCGCCTTTTGCTTTCGCCGCGCGCCAACGGAAAACCGAACGCTGAGAAATACTCGGCAGGGTTTCCTTGACCCATGGGTCCACCTGGATCATGCCAACGTTGTAGCGGTCGCAGAATACGAATAAGGCGCCTTGAACGCTCAGATTAAGGCCCTTCAAGAACAGTTCAAAAGCCGCAACAACAGCAAGGCGTGCGTCCCGCTCACGTTGGGCGCGGTCGGATAATGGAGCCGTTGCTTGGTATTCCGGCGCATCCTGCAATGATGGCTCTACGCGCCCAGTGACCATATAGCGCTGGACATATGTGATCTGGGCGAGCGTTGGAAACAGGCGATAGTTGTACTCCAATCCACCGCCTCGACCTTTTCGGCGGCGAACGCAACCCGGATAGTTAGTCCAACCTTCGCGCTCTGCATAAATTTGTATTCCACGCTCACTATCCGGCAAGTCGGGAAGAGCTTCGACCGCGATTTCGCGCGCAGTCAGCCATTCCTTGGGCCGGGCAACTTCGTGTGGTGTGATGCGTATTAGCTCGTTCATCGACGCGCCTTTCGCTTCGCTGACAGCATCTGCCGTCGCGCCTGCAATTCTTCGATGTGATCTTCAAGCAACCTATCTTCGATCAGGTCTGCGTATTCGTTTTCGATAACCGTCAGGCCGAACATGCCAGGCACAAAACCGAGCAGCTGCTTGGCGTCGGTCGCATGTACAAGGGCGATGAAAGCGTCGAGCGGGATGCGATGCTCACCGCTCGCTTCAGAAGCCCATTTGTCCAGCATCGTCGTGGAGATCGACCGATCCAGATAGCGCGTCATGGAGGCGGCAATTTCCGACCGGCCCTTGTTGTCATCACGTGCGTCACGCAGAGCGCGCGCTACCAAGCGGGCAATCTGGTTATCGAGCGAGCCGCGACCGGTCACGCCTTCTTCGTAGCGGATCGCCACCTGGGGAGGCGTCCACTCGAACAAGTCCTTGGTGAGAGGGTCGCGGCGCTTGGTCATTAACGTGCATCCTGCCGTTCTGCGAACCAGCGCAGCACTGCAGCTTCATGCAGCGCAAAGAAATGATCCTGCTCGACAGGCTTCAGCCGCGCAAAACGGTCGGCAATCTTTTCCCAACGTGCGGGTTCGTTCGGCTTCGGTGTGCCGTCGATCTGGATAATGGCTTCAGTAACGGTCTGCGCCTTGCCATCAAGCACCAACTCAATGATCGCCGATGCACGCTCATATGGTTCGTTTGCGATAGACAGAAGCGCTTGCTGGTTGTCGCAAAGCGGAAGGAATATCGCCATGCGGTCCCGCAGGTCGGCCGGAATGCCAGCGATCTTGATTGAGCGGAAAACTTCATTGCGACC